GACTTTCAATGACAAACAACTCGTTTTATTTAGGTAATCGTAATCTACCAACACCTAGCACAACTTTTGAATATACTGCAAAAGAAATTAAAGAATTAACAAAATGTGCTAAAAATGTAGAACATTTTGCTAATCATTATTTTTACATTGTTACAGAAGATGGGAAAGCTATTATTCATCTTTATAAAGCACAAAAAAGAGTTTTAAAAGCCTTAACAGAAAAAAGATTTGTAGTTTTTTTAAGTGCTAGACAGAGTGGTAAAGCTCTCGCTTTAAACACCAAAATACCTACTCCAGATGGATATGTTTTAATGAAAGATATTAAAAATGGAGATAAAGTTTATAATGAAAATGGGAAAATCTGTAAAGTTCTTATGGCTCATAACATTTTATATAATAGAAATTGCTATAAAATAACATTTGATAATAAAGAAGAAATTATTGCTGATGAGGATCATTTATGGTTTACACAAAATGAGTATGAAAGAAGAAATAATAAAAATGGAAAGGTTAGAACAACACAAGAACTTTTTAATACCTTTAAATCTGGAAGACAATCAAATTATTCAATTAAAGCAACAAAAGCATTACAAAAAACTGAAAAAGATTTACCCATTGATCCTTATGTTCTTGGCCTATGGCTTGGTGATGGATATTCAACTGGTGATGTATATACAACAAACGATGTTGAATTATTAGAATATTTTATTAAAAATGGTTATATAGTAACCCCTAAAAAAAATAAAAAATATGATTATAGTATAAAAAATTTAAAATCTCAATTAAAATTACTTAATCTTATAAAAAATAAACACATACCTGAAATATATTTACAAGGAAATATTAAACAAAGATTGGCATTATTACAAGGATTACTCGATACAGATGGTTCTGTGAAAACTTCTGGATTAATAAGATTCTCAAATACAAATATTAATTTAATAAAAGGTGTTAAAGAATTATTTCATTCATTGGGACAAAAAACTACTACAAGTTATAAACCTGAAGGAAAATATAGCAAAAATCACTCAGCATGTTGGATGGTACATTGTACACCTAATTCAGAATATTCTTTTTTTAGATTAATTAGAAAAAAAAATAACATACGTATACACCCAAAAGGAAAAAAACAACTTAATCATTATATTACAAAGGTTGAAAAGGTTGATAGTGTTCCTGTAAAATGTATAACTGTTGATAGTCCTAACGGTCTTTATTTGTGCGGAGAAACCTTTATACCAACTCATAATACAACTCTATTATGCATACATGCATTATGGAATGTATGTTTTCAACCAGATCAAACTGTCTTGATTGTAGCTAATAAAGAAGCCACCGCTATTTCAATTTTACGTAGAATTAGAATGGCATATGAACATCTTCCAAATTGGCTTAAACCACCAGTTAAAGAATACGGAAAAACAGAAGTAATTTTTGGAAATGATAGCCGTGTTATCGTTAGTACAACAACATCAACTGCAGCAAGAGGAGAAACTGTTAATTGTCTTTTAATTGAAGAGTGTGCTAGTATTGATGCTAATCTAATAGAAAATTTCTGGAGGTCTACAATACCTACAATTTCCGCTTCCAAAAAATCTAAGATCTTTTTAGTATCTACACCAAACGGAACATATAATAAATTTTATGAAATTTATAATCTAGCTGTTACAGATAAAACATCTGAATGGCATGCAGAAAGAATGGATTGGTGGGATAAACCAGGAAGAGATGAAAAATGGAAAGAACAAATGTTACGAACATTAGGATCTCAAACTGCTTTTGATCAAGAGTTTGGAAACCAGTTTTTATCATCAGAAGATTCTACAATTGACTCAGCTGTTCTACAAAAATTAACAGATATGTGCAGAGAACCTTTACACACTTTAAAAGATGGTTGTTATAAAATTTGGAAAGCCCCAAATCCTGGACATATTTACAGTATTGGTGTTGATGTTGGAGAAGGAATAGGAAGATCAAATTCTACTATGTCTATACTAGATATTACAGATTTAAACAACATTGAACTTGTAGCTCAATATGCTAACAACAAAATAGAGCCGTATCACTTTGCAAAGGATGTTGCTGAAATAGCTAAACAATGGGGAAGTCCACCGTTACTAATTGAAAAAAATTCATGTGGTGGACAGGTAATTGATGCTTTAGTAAACACACATCATTATGTTAATATAGTTACATATGGTTCAACATCAGAAAAAGATAGGCTAGGTGTTTATTCCCACACAAATACAAAATTTACAGGTGTTATGAATATGAGATATTGGGTTAATACAATAAGAACTGTATCTATATATGATGCAAATATTATATTAGAATTAGAATCCTTTATTAGATTTCCTAATGGTACTTGGAAAAAACGTTCTGAAAATCTTTTCGATGATAGAGTTATGAGTTTCTGTTGGGCGTTATTAATGTTAGATACAGAATTATGTAGAGCATACTATGAAGTTGATGAATTAGATGAAAGGGGAAAACCTAAAAAAATCAATAGAATAACACTAGGTGGTGTAGAATTCGCTAAACTACCAGTAGCGGCTGGTCCATATTCAGATAATGCTATGCCTATATTTCTTGGTAAAAGTGATGATACTCCAAAAGATCAAGATATTAGAGATTTAGCAGAAACTGGTTGGACTTTTTTACAATAAATCATTTATTTTTTATATATAAACTCAAAAAATAGATAAATATTTAAAAAGACAATTTTAAGGAGATTATATCATGGCACACATTAAAGATGCATCACTAGTAGCAATATTCAGTCGGGAAGGCGGTCCTTTATATCCTAATCCATTATCTATATCAATCTCAGCATTAAACAGTACGGGTGTTACGCTTTCGTCACTTGCTGTAGGTTTAAATGGTGTTGTTATTCCTGCCGAAGTTACAGGTGCTAGTTTAATTTTAAATGGGGCAGAATATTCTTGGGGTGACTATGATCTTACCAATACAGCCACATACACATTTGATGTTTGTGCTCGTAAACAAGAAGATGGAGATACTGTCTACGTTAGTGAAGCAAGTGCTTTCGCATATACATTAGTAGAACCAAGTGTTAATTTTACAACTGATCCAAATTCCTTAAGTGGTGTGGGCGATTATAGTAGAACATATGTTATATCTGCACTTTCAGGAAGTTTTGATTTAGACTTAGCAGCAACAGATTGGAATGTTGATGGAACAGAAACATTGGATACAAGTTCATTACTTGTTGTATATCCCGATACAGTTACACAATATACAATTGCTGTGAGTGGATATGATATTTCTGGAAACTTTACAGCTACAGAAAAAACAGGTGCAACACAAACTATAAGTGGTTTAATGGTTCCGACCTCAGATTTTACAGACACAATAGTTGATCCAACATACTTAGCTACACGTTTCTATATAATTAATACAACTGATATAACATTATCAAGTTATGAATACTCAATAGATGGTAGTGGAACTCTATTAAATGTAGGAGATATTGCACCATATGAAACAACGTTTATAAATCCTCAATTTAATAATCCGCTTACAATTTGGGGAGTTCATACGGTTTGGGTTTCTGGATATCAAAATGAAACTGCAGATTGTTCAGTTGTTTCTGGAACAATTACACTAGCCACACCTGTTGCCCCAAGTGTTGATTTTACTATAACACCAGATTCTTTAACAGGTATAGGTGTATATAGTAGACAATATACAATATCTGCTGTTTCTGGAACATACGCATTAGATTTAACAGCAACAGATTGGGATCTCGATGGGGTCTTAGATTATAATTCTGAATCAGTTGTTTGGCCTTTTGCTAGTGATATAGATGGAACATATCCAATTACTATGAGTGGATATGATATTAATGGAAATGGTACGAGAATTAGTAAAAATCAAATTACTCAGTCTATAAGTTCATCGCTTTTAGCAGCTGAGTCTAGTGTTTATTTCGAAACCGTGGCTAACACACCAGAAATTGTAATAGAACCTATATTTCATAATACAACAGATTTAACATTATCTGCGTATCAATATAGAATAGATACAACATATGATGATTTATGTGCTGCTGTTATTGCTCCAAGAACACTATTATCTTCTGCAACAGAGTTAACAGTTACATCACCAGGAGTTAAAACAATTGGTGTTACTGGTTGGGCTAGTGGATTAGCTGACTATGATGAGTTTACACACACAGGTGAATATTTTACACCTGTAGCACCAACAGCATCATTAAGTTCTAATACACTTTCTGCTGATGAACCGTTTACAGCTTCATTTGTGGTTGCCACCACAGCTGGAACTTGGTCTGTTCAGAGTTCTGCAACAGATTGGGATTTTGGTGATGGTTTTACAAGTGCTGATGGTGGTATGTCACTATCTCATTCATATACACCGGATACATCTGCAGATTCATGGACTATTAGCGTATCTGCTTATGATCAATACTATAATGTATCTAATATATCCACATGGACTATTAATGATACATGGAATGAAGCTGATCGTCTTGCCGAAGGTAATCGTAAATGGATGCTAGGATATGGTAAAGGCGAAAAAGGAGTCCCTCTTAGCGAACTATAATATATTAAAAATAATATAAAAACAAAAGGGCTATCGAAAGATAGCCTTTTTTGTTTACTTAAATGTAAGTATTTTAAATAAGTATTTAAAAGGATAATTACTTATGGTTTTATCAAGAGATGCATCTTTAATCCAACAATCAATCTTTAATAAAGCATTAAAGGATAAATTTTTACTTATCCTAAATCTTCCAAAATGTATTAAAGATTTACAAGTAAATAATATTCAAGAAAGTGGGTTTATAAATCTAGACCAATTACAATTTTCAATATTTTCTGCTCCTAGTCCAGTTATTGGTATAGAAGCAATTCCATTAAACCAACAAGGACAAGTTTATAATGTCACCTCTCAAAGACGTAATGCATATTCACCAATGCAAGTTAATTATACTGTTGACAATCAATATGGAAATTATTTTGTATTATGGAAATGGATGGAATTTATAAACGACCCAAGAAATAGTGGAATGAATGAATATTTTAAAAGAAAGTCATCACCAGAAATTAAATTTGATAAATATCTTGATTATCAGAGTAATATAACTGTCTATGCATTAGATGAATATCATAAAAATATTGCTAAATGGGATTATTTTAACTGTTTTCCGACATTCTTAGGAGATATCTCATATAATTATAGACTTCCTGAAGAAGCTGAATGTAGTTTTAATTTTATTTACTCTCAATTAGTTTTTAGTTTAATTACTGAAAAGGCTCAACCTTAATATGTGCAATATTATAAAGTTATTATGTGCAGAATGGTTTGGTAGTAGATCTGCTGAACTTAATGGATCTAATATATTTTCTAGTGAATATAAAACTTTTCAACAATGGGCTATATTAAACAATCTTTTTGAAGGCGATAAAATAATTGCTCGCATTCCTGTTCAGGGAAATAATATACAGTCTTTTCTGAGTGCATCTAGATTAGCTAAACAAGGCGGAATTGAAGTAATTGCCTGTTTAGATTCTTACGAAAGTGATTCCTCTATGATGTCTAGACTTTCTGCTATAAAATCTGGAACTAATTATGTTAAATATTTTGAGTTGTTTAATGAATTACCGCATATGATTGATTTATATCCTGGAGAAAAAATAACTAGTTTAAAACAGTTATTAGATTTAACTAACAAATATTCAAATTGGATTCATTTAAATATATCTGGAAGCAAAGTAATTACAATGGCTCCTTATAATAGTATGGATGAGAGAAGTTGGGGAGTTTGGGATAATGTTACAAACACTAGAATATTAAAGGATTTAATTTTATATACAGTTGCTGATATTGCTGCCATTCATTTATATGGAGATAGTTTTAATAAGAAATTACAACTAGTTGCCTTAAGTGATAATATTGATGATTGGAATAAAGAAGCTGAATTTAAGAAAAAGATTTGGATAACTGAATGTGGAAATGATTCTTGGAATAATCAAGTTAAATATTATAACAAGCTAATTAAACTTTTTAGAAACACCATTAACCCTGAAAAAATTATACTTTATAGACAATGTGTTGCAATCTCTACGGAAGCTGATAATGGGTTTGCTTTAGAAACTCTAGACAATGGTAAAAAATCCCCATTATATGATGAGTTAATGGGTTAATTTCATCAAACGATATTTATTAGAAAAAAAAAAGACTTAAGAAATAAATCCTAAGTCTTTTTAAATTTGATCTAATTTATTTATTAGTCGGTTATACGTTTACCAACTTTGATCTTCGATTGAACAGCCTGTTTCTTGCTTTGTAAACCACCCCAACCTTTTTGAACTTTCGGAGGAGTAATATGAGATTTATTTATTCCACCAGTTCCCTTACTAGTTTTGGTTACATTACCAGAAGCTTTTTGTTTCTTTGTCATTAACTTTTTGTGTACACCAGGAGAAAGATTTTTAGGAGTAGGACTTGAAACTGCTTCTCCAATTGAACCTTCATCAGCAACAGGCTCATTTATGTCTACATCTACTTCTTCACCTGCTTCTTCACCTTCTTCATCACTACGAAGTTCACTGACAATTTCAATAATGCGGTCGGCAATTTCTTGTAAAGCATCAGCTATATCAACTTCATCTTCTTCACCTTCTTCTTCACCTTCTACAGGAACATCTATATCGTTATCATCCATAGTATCAACAACACCATCAGGATCTTCTCCTGTCATAGGTTCATCTTCTTCACTTAAAATTGAAGCCTTTGCTCTGTTAAATAATTGATCAAATTTAGATTCGTTAGCCATACCTTTATTCTCCTTAGTTTCTTTTATTGTTTCTTCGTTTACTTTTACTGTACTTTTAGTCGCATCAACCTTTTTAGGTTGTTCAAGATTTTTATTGTTTTTCATTGAGTCCCCGTCTGTTCTATTAAAACCTTCAGAACCAGGTAATTTTCCATCTTTTTCTGTTAGTACTTCATTTTCATATACATTAGCGATCTCAGTTATAATATTATTACTCATAGTTTTTATTCCTTTTAATTATTTATTCTATTATGTTAGATAAAACTCTGTTCCTTGTTGTTTATTTTCTTCTGTTAAAACTTTGTCTTTTCGTTCAACGGATTCACCTTTAGGTTTTTCTTCTTCTTTTTCCTCTTTTTCTTCTTCTTTCTTTTCAGACTTTTCTTCTTTCTTTTCAGTTTTTTCTTCTTTTGATTCTTCAGGTTTAGAAGAAGCTGGACTATCAGAAACAGGAGCTTTTTCTTTTTTAGGTTTTAACACACTCAATTCGTTCTTATATTGAGTTAGACTTTCAATTTCATTTTGTAGTAACATTGAACATTTATTTAATAACCCAGGATCTGGTTTCTTTGGGTCTGAAGCTTTTGTTTGTATTATTCTAAGTTTTGAAATACTATTTTCAGATTGTTTAATACTGTTAATTAAATTGGTGATTTTATTTCCTTTTTCAGTTTCAAGTTTGTCTTGTTGAATTTTATCAATCTCAGAAAATCCTTTATCTAATGAATCCTCGACTTCACCTTCATTCTCTTCGATTCCACCTATACCAAGATTTTCAGGTTGTTCATCAGCCAATTTTCTAATATCTGTAACACCTCTTGATACTAAATCATGCATGTCAGGTTTACCTTCTCCAGATGAATCTGCATCATAAATATCTTCAGCATCTTCTTTAACAAGCTCATACCGATCCATTATTTTATTAAACAACTTATCAAATTTCATAATATTACCCTTATTATTGCTAAATTTTTATATATTTAATCGTCTATAATTATTTATCTTAAAAAACTATAAATAATTCATTTTTCTAGTGTAATCATAAAATACTTAATATCTTTTAGTCTAATAAACAACGGATTATCTAATAATTCTTGAGGTAAATCATCTTTTTCGTTACTAGATACAGCTAATAACTTCATCCATCC